CCGCTTGAACCAATCTTAGCAGAGTCACCGCTTGAACCAATCTTAGCAGAGTCACCGCTTGAACCAATCTTAGCAGAGTAACCGCTTGAACCAATCTGAGCAGAGTCACCGCTTGAACCAATCTTAGCATAGTAACCGCTTGAACCAATCTGAGCAGAGTCACCGCTTGAACCAATCTTAGCAGAGTCACCGCTTGAACCAATCTGAGCAGAGTCACCGCTTGAACCAATCTTAGCAGAGTCACCGCTTGAACCAATCTTAGCATAGTCACCGCTTGAACCAATCTTAGCAGAGTCACCGCTTGAACCAATCTGAGCAGAGTCACCGCTTGAACCAATCTGTTTCTTTCTGTCTCCATTGTCGTTTAACCCACCATCTTCCTTAACCTTAGATGGTGATGTAACATCTTTTATCCATTCAACTCCAAGTTTGATAATGTCTGCAAGTTTTAACTCAGCAGAAATCTTGATTTTAGAAGAACAAACCTTAGTCGAGTTATCTTCTTTATCAATTTTGCCAGACTGTTCTACCTTTGCAAATCGTGATGTCAACATGTCATAGTAGTCCCAAACTTCCATCGGAGACTTGCAAGCGTGGAAACCTCGGTTACAACACTTGATTTCTCCTTCCATTTCATACTCTTTTCCTACTTCGTACTGAAATCCACGGCATTTCATATTCTTGTCGAATCCCTTGTACGATGTGATTACATTTTCACTCATATTCTATATATTTATATCCTTGCGGATGGTTAATCAATCTTTTTGATACTATCTCTATTATAGCCGTTTAGTACAAATTCTCTGTTTGAACGAGTACCATCCTTCTTAGGAGGGTTTACTCTTATTTCAACAAATCCAGTACTACCGTTAGGTCTGATGCTCGAAATCCAACAAACATCACATCTAATACAACTTATCTTATCATTAACTTTGTATGAAAGACTTTTAATATACTCTTCCACGTCTTTACAAATCTAACGATTTGCCTTACTGATGATGTCTTTCTGTATTGACACCTTTGCTTCTAATTCTTCTTTTGTCATATCTTTAAAATTAATACCCGAAGATGTTATAAACTAATGTAAATAAATATTTTTATCACCTAAATCTTTTAATGCTATATCCTTACACTTTTGGCAAAGAAATTTGTTTCCCAAGCCTTTGTCAAAACACGCTAAAGATATAAAATCTTCTGGCTGGAATTTGCGCCCACAGCAAAAGCAAGTCTTTTGTACTGACAAATTAGACCTCTCACGCAACTCTTTAAAATGTGCAAACGTCCCAAAGTGGTGTCCTTTTTCACACCCTACAGCTTTGTAGACTTTCTTAATTATTACTTCCATACCTACACCTCCATTTTTTGTTTAAGTCCTAGACCGAAGAGAAAATGCTGGAGTTCGTGGCAGTATTGTATCTCTACCATATTATTTCCATTAACCTCTACATATAGATGACCTTTATTAGATTTATGCTTAAAGTCTATCCCAATATAAGAAATAAACCCTTCTGCTACATCTAAGTAATAGTACCATCTGTTTTGTGTTCTCCATCCATTCTTCTCTAGAATCTCTGGAGTAATCCTTACTGGCTTTATCTCATCAATATCAACAAGACAATACACCAATCCTTCTTCATGGCAAGACAAGTCAAAGTGACTTCCGTCTCTAGGCTCTTTAACAACCATGATTTTGTTGTCATACATAACAACATCACCAACTATATATTTCTGTTTCATACGCTTTACTTAACTTCCTCAAAAATTACATCCTTACCATCAGAACGCATATCCTTAAAACATAAATAAGGGCATCCTTCTTTGTCAGCAAAAAAACAACCTTCACATGTATCACCTTGCTCGACAACTTCAAGAGTAGTTGTTACTCTTTCTCCAACTTTAAGCTCTTTCATAATCAAAACGCTATTCTATAGTCCTTTCCTCTCAAAGTAGGTCTCTTTTTGAGAATGAACTTTGTTAAATCTTCAAAGTCTATCGGGAAGAGTGCACAATATTTATACTTCAATGTGCAGATGAATCTTCCGTTGAGCATAACATCAAATACAAATGTTTTCATTGATTGCCTCCTTCCTTTGGGAATAAATCGAGAACATAAGCCCAGCATTTCCAGCCCATACCATCTTTACCATAATTGGAAAGCATTTCATAAACAAAAGATATTTTAAATATATCAATTTTGCCACTATTGTATACTACTAAGCATTTTCCATTTCGTAGTATAGGCTTTTCACTAGCAGGATGCCACAAGTCCTTCAAAAACTCATTGATAGCCCACTTAGCACCTAGTCCAATAGCTTCTTTGATGTCCTCTTTATAGAACATTTCATCTTTATCATCATTGTCGAATACTACTTCTTCGCCATTTAACAGGAATCTATCTTCATAGATTTCTTCCTTTGCAGATTCTATTTTGTTTTTATCAATCATAGTCTACCCTTTCTTTTTCTAAGTTTATTCTTTCTACGCATTCTTCTTTTCGCCTTACCATCTTGTGTATCTTCACACTTAAAGCGTGTTGGGCAATACCAAGGTATGCAATTCGTTAAATCTTCATTACCCATAATTAGCCCTCCACATCTTTAGTTGTACCTAACAATGATTCATTGTCTTCGTAAGGGATACAGAACTCCCATCTACCATTAACACATACATAGTCAAGATATTCATCTGTCTTATCTGTATTGCTAAATATATTTGCACGCCATTCCTCAGTTTTTTGATGTCTAACCAACACCTTATCGAATGGCTTCAGCTCGACTTTTTGCATCAAGTCAATAATCATTTTCTTGCCAGCATCCCAAGCCTTGCCTTTCTTTTCAAGAGCTAAGAATAGCTGTTTTTTCTCTGAGTCAGTGGCAAGGCGAATTTCTATGATATTCTCTTTGAATATTTTATATTCACCACTAATATCTAATTCATGTGTTGTAGTGTCTAGTGAAGCGTGGTCGTATAAGTCACCATTATTTTTAAAGTAATTAAAGATTTCGATAAAAGCACTGCCCTTACATTCCACGAACAAAATATCTCCATCCTTGAACTCAGGATGAACCTTCTCTATCTCCAAGGTCTCCATATTCAGCTTACCACTTAACTCTTTCTCAATGGTATTGATGTATGTAGCGGTACAACTATGTGATGCTTTGTGCCAATCCTTTGTATCCAAAAGACATGAGTCAGAATGAATAGACTCTTTGTTACGCTTAACGAATACAGCCTTACTTGTTTGGTATGAAGAATGAGCAAATTCTTTGAATACACAATAGTCGCCCTCTCCATTAGAAAGTACATCGCCCTTCTTCCAAGAAAACTTTGCCCAATCACGCATTTTCTTAGAAGGAAAGAGAATCTGTAAACCATCAGGATAACCTCTTTCTGTACCAAATTCGGAATAACCACGATGGCAAATAGTATTATTATTAGTCTCATTCGTACACCAGACTACTGTTTCTGTATCTGTAGTACTGATGGTATCTAACTCTACATCTATATTATGCAACCAGTCATACAACTTAGTTCCTTGCGGTTTATCCTTTAAAATAGCCGCTATATTAATTTTTTCTTCCATATTACTTCACTCTTTTGAATTGAACATTTTTTCTATCTTTGCGCTCTAGTCTATAGCACTTAATTCGTTTACAAATGTCGTCATACATATTGCAAGCTAATTCATCAAAGAAGCAGCCATCGCAATTCTCCGCTTCAACTACCTTCAAGATGACTTCTGCGCCAATAGGTAAATCTTCCATACGCTTAATTTCTCATTATATGACACTTGATAACTTTATGAACCGCATTTGGCTGCGATTTATTAAACTCATCCATTATATGACGCTCCATTTCCTCGGGGAAAATGGGCTTTGTCGGCTTCGGTATTGTAAGAACGGCTTGAATCTTTGCCCCTTCATCCAAGGTAAGCAGACATCTGCGAGTAATTTTCTCAAATAACATTTTTATATCTCCTATTATTTAAACGTTAAACAAAATCTTAGTTTTTTATAATCTAATTATATACCACGATAGAAGCGAAGCGAGCCGAAGGCGAGCCTTCCATTACCTCATAGGTATTAGCATACACCCTACAGACTACCCCTCCCTTGATATAAGTATAGTTATTGAGTATCATATCCTTTATATAGTCAATAGAGGATAAAAAACGTTTTTCTATGTTTCTGTATTTGCATAAAATCTCGTTTTTGACCGCAAACTTTACCAAATCAAAGGCTTTCTGTACGCTTACGCTTAACTTCTCTGCTATATACTTATATGATATACCATTCTCTCTAAACTTATCGCCGTAGCCAAAACGATTACAAACCTTCTTAGCCGCCTTCAACTCTTTTAAGCCTTTAGGGTGCTTAGACTGCTGAATCATTTGCTTAGCGTAATTCTTTCGATTCTGTACATCAATGATAAGCATAGCAGATAAGGTATCTTCTATGAACTTTACATTCTGCGCATAGGCATTCTTTTTAGAATCATTCCTTGAAATAAACTCGATATTAGGAACAAGGACGTTCCTGTGAGAGGTATGACTTTTTAGAGACTTGAAGACGAGACAACGATTATTCTTGCCCGTGAACTCAACCAAGCCCAGAGCCTTCAAGGTATCAATACGCTTACGGACAGCACAGGCACTTACTCCCGTGATTTCGTGAAGCTTATTGATGCTCCATCTTTGCACGGCAGAAGACTTGACCCTTGTCTTAATGAAAAGGGAAAATGCAATTGCTTTCCTTAGTTCGGGATTGCAATACATATTGTTCAATATCTTTCTGCGTATCTCCATTTTACAGATGCTTTAAAAAGTCAAGAGCAGCAAAGAAATGGGGATTCTCTGCTGCTCCGTATTTAGTAGCCTTGCGGCTCACGTAAATCCAAAATCTTACACATTAGAAAGTTCCCCATAAACTCGCTAAGTGATAGTGTTCTTTCTTAAATACACCGCAAAATTAATAAAAATCTGTCAAATAACCAATTTTTCTATTAATAAATTTAAAATAATTAATAGTTTCTATTCGCTTTTTAATAGATTTTTATAACTTTGCATTATATTTTCTATTAATAACCAAATAATAAGTAATAGCGTATGATATACAATCAGTATCAGCAGTACGAACTCTCCGACCGCATCATGCAAGCGGTATGTGAGGTAGGCAAGGTTACGTTCATGGAACTTTGCTCTGCGGTGAAGACCGTCAAGCTCAACACCCTTAGAGGACTATATTGCCTCATAAGCCGTGATTATTGCATCCACCCCGACCGCTCGGCTCGCCTACTCTGCCGTACAAGAGCAAACGTAATCAACCAAGCACGAAAGTATATGCAATACGTTCAGTCAAAGGATAGGTATACCTTATCCATATATAACCAAATCGTTGAACTCTTAAAAAGTAACAAAGAATGAAAAGAACAGACTATGAGCTTACCCTGCCCGACCAGCTCTTCCCAACGGACAATGACCTAGAGATTCCGACACTCGATATTGATATGCAAGCCAAGGAATGTCAGTCACCATTCCTTTGCTTCGGCGAACAGAAGAGAACCTTCAACCTCAATGGCGAAGGCTCTTTGCACTTCTATACCGATGATTACCGATTCTCAGCTATCTACGAGCACCCTGAGAAGATATTGCAGCATCACCCTGCCGTTATCGTTGAGCCGAACTTCTCCCTATATAATGAAATGCCCGTATCTTTCGGCTTGCAGTCTATCTACAAGAAACGATGGATTGCCCGTTGTATGCAAGGTAAGGGTATCGGTATCTTCGTTGACCTCAACGTGGCGCAGAAGTTCTATCGCCTCAATATGATTGGCGTACCTCGTGGATGGCGTGCCTTCGCTACCCGTGGATATTCGGATAGACTGAATAACCTCGCCTTTGAGTATTCCATAGCAAATGATTGGGCAGAGGGCAAAGAGCCTCTATTTGTTATCTACGGCGGCGGTGCTGAGTGTCGGCGGTTCGCCCAGACACATAGAGGTTGCATCTACATCAACCCCGTTGTCACTACAAAGAAGCAGCTTGCCGCCTTGCAGAAGATTCACGAAGGTGTTGCCTTCATCGGCGAAGAGTTCTCTGTTAAGGCGCAGCTTGATAAGCTCACCCCTTTCTCCAAACAGATTGAGGATTTCCGAGCAGATAACGTCTCTAAACAGATTGAGAAAAAGTAAGATTGTTTATGCGAGATATGGCATTTATTTGCTGTATCTCGCTTTATTTTGTACCTTTGCATCAGCAAAACGGAAATTGTGGAATATAGGTTCTGAAGTGTCATAACAATTAGTTAAGATTTGGTTAAATGAAAATAATAGTTAGTTATTAGTCTATAAGCAGCCGCCTGTGATAGGTAGCTGCTTTTCTTATATATAATAGGTATAATATTTTATGATAACTTCAAAGGCTACTCATTATATGGGTAGCTTTTTTATTTGTTTACACGCAACCTATTATTTTCTATTAAAACCCGAATAATCTCCGTAACTTTGCAAATAATAATTATTAAATGGTAAAGTTATGGCAAGAGAAAAGAAAATATCTCAGAGTCCGAACGTTGAAGATAAAAAGCTCTTTTTGAAGATTGGTGAATACGCCGATATTGATATTACAAGGCTTGAATACAATGACGGACAGTTGGAAGGAATCAGTAAGAACCCTCGCTACCTTAAAGAAAGCGAGCACGATAAACTCAAAAAGTCACTTACCGATAGCCCCGAGTTCCTGGAGTATAAGCCACTGATGGTTTATGCAATGGATAATGGCAACTACGTCACTATCTGCGGTAATATGCGCCTTCGTGTCGCCAACGAGCTTCGCCTTGATGGTCATTCCGAGTTCGATACCATCCCTTGCGTTGTCCTCAAAGCCAATACGCCTATTGAGAAAATCAAGGAGTATGCTATCAAGGATAACGTGCAAGCTGGTAATTGGGATTGGGATGAGCTTGCCAATGGTGAATGGGAAACCGATGATTTGCAGAATTGGGGCGTTGATTGCTCTTTTCTCAATACCGATGAGGATGATACCGATATTGATGAGCTATTCGAAGATGCTCAAAATACCGAAAGCAAAGCAAAAGATATTAAGCTCTCCGTCCATATTCCACAAGAGTTGGAAGATAAGGTAGATGAGATTAAGGAGATTATCAAGTCTGCCGTTTCCGAATACGAAGGTGTGGAAATAAAATAATAGAGATATGGAAGTCTATCTTGCGGGGGGGGCTTACTGGAAATCTTAGTAAGTTTTGGAAAAGTGTTAGTATGGAATTATATATAGCAGGGACTTTAAGCAGACCCTATGTTTATAAAAAGGCTATGGAAGTTTTTTTAGCAGGTGAACACCCAGTAAAGAACGGCAAGGATGCCGATTGGGAAGGATTAAATATATTGGAAACTTACTATTATCTACAGAATAATAAAGAGTTTCCTCGATTGATAGGCAATTTTCAGAATTTCCTATTAGATAGTGGTGCTTTCACATTTATGTCGGGAGCAGGTGTAGTTGATTTCGATAAATACGTGGAAGGATATGCTGCATTTATAAAGAAGTGGAACGTAAAGAACTTCTTTGAGCTTGATATTGATTCAGTTGTTGGTATCAGAGAGGTTGAAAGACTTCGTGAAAAGCTCGAAAGATTAAGTGGACGTAAGCCTATCCCCGTTTGGCATAAGTCACGAGGAAAAGAGTATTTTGTTGAAATGTGCAAGAATTACCCTTATGTGGCTATCGGTGGTATCGTAACCAAAGAAATACCTATCAATAAATATGAGAAGTTATTTCCCTGGTTCGTGAAGACAGCACATAAATATGGATGCAAGATACATGCTCTTGGATATACAAATATCAGAGGATTGCATACGTATCACTTTGATTCTGTGGATTCTACAGCTTGGCTTTATGGCAATATGAGCGGTTCTATATATAAGTTCAATGCCAAGAACGGAACTATGGATAAAACCAAAGCACCTGATGGCAAGAAACTTCGCTCAAAGTTGGTGGCTGCACATAATTTCGGCGAGTGGGTACGCTTTATGAAGTACGCTCGTGCTCGCTTATGAAGGTTTATCTTAGTGGCATATCGGGAGTAAAGCCTTATCTCTTAAATGGAGATATTAAAGCAAACGAGGTATTTGCTCTTGAATCATTCTATTCCGTAAGAGATTGGCAGAAACCGTTGATTCCAAAGTTTGCATCATTCCTCTTGGATAGTGGAGCATTCACATTTATGAGTAATGCCGCAAAGCACGGAAATATAGATTGGCTCAGCTATGTTGATAGATATTGCGATTTTATCATAGAAAACGATATAAGACTATTCTTTGAGTTGGATATTGATAAGATTAAAGGTCTCAGATATGTAGAAATGCTACGACAGCGGATTGAAGATAAGACCCATCGCAAGCCAATACCTGTATGGCATATAGGGAGAGGAAAAGATTATTATCTGCAAATGATAAAAGAATATCCTTATGTTGCCATTGGAGGAATAGCAGCGAAAGAAATGCCCGTGTCTAAATTTGAGACTTTATTTCCTTATATGATAGGGATAGCTCATAAGAATGGATGTAAGGTTCATGGGTTGGGATATACAAGAGTTGATAATCTTCAAAAATATAGATTCGATTCCATTGATTCCACAACATGGACTGTAGGGGGGCGATTTGGAGAAGCTTCTAAATTTGAAAATGGTAGCATAAAACGTTTATCATTTAGAGATAAGGGAGTTAAATACAAGATGGTGAGAGATAAAGAAGCTCTTACTTTATATAACTTTAAAGAATGGTTAAAATTCCAGCATTACGCTGATAAAAATTTATAGATTATGATAGGATTAATAAGTTGCGTAAAAAGCAAAGCAAATAAAAGATGCGAGGCAAAAGATATGTATGTCTCCCCTTTATTTAAATATATGTACGCTTATGCAAAAAAAAGATGCAAAGAGGTATATATATTATCCGCTAAATATGGGCTATTATCTGAGAATACTCCTATTGTGCCGTATAATGTAACCCTTAATTCCATGTCAGAAAGACAAAAGAAAGAATGGGCAAAAAATATAATGCTCTCTTTATCTAAAAGACATGATTTAAATAAAGAAACTTTTCTTATTATGGGGGACAGAATTATATCAAATATTTAAATATCCCCAACACAATACAACCTTTAAAAGGGTTAAGTATGGGGAATAGATTACATTGGCTTAAATTACATAAATAATAAAAATTATGAAAGATTCATTGATTATTGTATCAGGAGGTATGGACTCAGTAACTCTCCTGTATGAAAAGAAAGAGAACATTGCTCTCGCTATTTCTTTTGATTATGGCTCTAATCATAATCAGAAGGAGATTCCTTTTGCTAAATTGCATTGTGAGCGACTTGGTATCAAGCATATTGTTATTCCACTCAACTTTATTCACGACTATTTCAAATCCTCTCTCCTCGAAGGTGCAGAAGCTATCCCAGAAGGCAATTACGATGATGAGAATATGAAATCAACCGTAGTTCCTTTCCGTAACGGCATTATGCTCTCTATCGCTTGCGGTATCGCAGAGAGTAATGGATTGAAGAAGGTGCTTATTGCTAACCATTTCGGCGACCACGCTATCTATCCAGACTGCCGCAAGGGCTTTATTGATGCCATGTCAGAGGCAATGAAGAATGGTACTTACGAGGGTATTACCATTGATGCTCCTTACACCAATATTTCGAAGACAGATGTTGCTCGCCACGGCAAGAAGCTTGGTATCAACTACGCTGAAACTTGGAGCTGCTACAAGGGCGGTGAGAAGCATTGCGGTAAGTGTGGTACTTGTATGGAACGCAAGGAAGCTCTCCGTGATGCAGGTATCCCTGACCCAACTGAATACGAGGATGAGTAAGGCAAGTGGAGGTACACGAAACTATTCGGGTAACCCTAAGACGATGGCTAAGAGAGAATCAGAATTTCAAGCCATCGTCTCTACGGGTAACTATAAAGATAGCTACTTCGATAAAAGCGGTGGTTATTATGTTGTACATAAATATCATAATGAAATTGCTGACCCGAACACCAATAAGGAAATGTATGCCGCAGAAGTTCTTGCTAAAAAGGGTTACCGTGTATATTTAATGAGTGAGAAATCATATATCACGGGAGCGAAGAAGACTGATGGCTTCAAAGAGTATTCTGTGATGGATATGAAAACCATCAACTCGGCGAGTTCTTATAAAATAGAAAATAGCTTGAAGAGTGCTGCTACACAAGGAGCAGAGGTCGCTATCCTTATACAGAATAATAAGGCTATGACAAAAGAATATGTCAAAGACCAAATTTCTATGTATCTCACTCACGCAAAAGGAAATGAAAGAGGTAACTTAAAAGAAGTTATCGTTGTCGGCTTATCAGGCAATGTACATCGCCATAAGCTCTGATAAAAACAGCAAAGCAGGTACACCTCTTTGCCTTTGAAGAATAAGCGTGAAATCGAGCAGCCAGTGTACTGACCCACCCGATTTATTCTTCTCGGTCGCAAAATTAAGAATAAAAAATGAAATAACAAAATAAAAGAAAGGAAAATTATATGTTTTACATTAAATCCAGAGTAGAATTTGATGCTGCTCATTTCTTGAATGGTTCAGAAACGCCATGCGATGTTATTCATGGGCATCGTTGGAAAGTAGATGTTTCTTTGCGTTCTGACAGATTAAATAAAGTAGGATTTATGGTTAATTTCGTTGAGTTAAAATCTTGGATGAAAGAAATGACTGAGAATTTAGACCACAATCTTGCTAATTTTTATCTCAAAGATACAACAGCAGAACATCTATCTCTTTATTTCTTTATGTTTATAACAGAGAAATTAAAGGATTATAATAAAAAGAATAAGATGAATGTGGAGGTTGATAAAGTTGAAGTTGCGGAAACTCCAAATAATATCGCCACTTTTGCCCTCAAAGATTTTGATTTCCGAAAAGAAAGAATCAGAAGAGCAGCTTTAAATCAATGGGCTGACCCTTTAAAGCGCAAGAATATTCATAATGCAATTATTGAAGCTAACAAAGACCCAGTCCTTCGTGAAGCACGCTCTATCAGAATGCAAATGGATAATCCTATGAGTAAAAGGGAAGTTGTAGATAAAATGCTTCGCTCCCTTGTAAAATCACAGAAAAAATATCCAAATAAAGGCGAGTTAAAGCTATCTAAGTTCTTTAAAGAAAATAATATACCATTAGAATATTGTGGCGATGGCTCTTTTATTTTGATGGGGAAAATACCTGATTTTGTCAATATTGAGAAAAAGATAGTTATTGAATATAATGGACGTTTTTGGCATTCAAAGAACGAATGGAATGATGCGTATGATGATTCTAAAGAAAGAATAGAACATTTCGCTAAATACGGATATACGTGTTATATTATTTGGGATGATGAATTTGATGGCAAAAAAGAACAGATTATAAAGGATTTAAATAAATTATTAAAATAATGGCTAAGTATAAGGTAAACGAAATCTTCTACTCTATCCAAGGTGAGGGAAGACATGCAGGCAGAGCGGCTATCTTCGTCCGCTTCTCGGGTTGTAATTTAAAGTGTCCTTTCTGTGATACTGATTTTAAGAAGTATGAGGAAATGGGGGCTATTGATATTCTGAATAAGATTCAGTTGCTCTCACCTGATTGCAAGTTCGTTGTCTTTACGGGCGGTGAGCCTACATTACAGGTGGATGAGGAGCTTACTACCCTTCTCCAAAATTGGGGCTATTATATTGCTATGGAGACCAACGGAACGCACAAGATTCCTGGTGGTATCAACTGGGTTACTTGCTCTCCTAAGTGCTTATTCGTTAAGGGCGCAGAACCTATCATAAAGATAGCTACTGAGGTAAAGGTTGTCTTTGATGGTGAGCACGAGATTACCGATTGTGGTATTGATGCAGATTACTACTACGTTCAACCTTGTGATACGGGCGATGCAAAGAAGAATGCCGAGATTCTGAAACAGACTGTTGCTTTCGTAGAGGCTAACCCTAAGTGGCGACTTTCTTTACAGCAGCAGAAGATTCTCAACGTGAAATAAATCATTTCGCCTATGAGCAAGAATAAAAAGAAAACCCCGACAAAGTATCGTCCTATCTGCTTTTATTGCGGTGGGAAACTTTGTTGGGATTCATCAGGTGACCGCAGCGAGGATGATGATTCCGTAGTGGATTACTATCATTGTATGCAATGCGGTACTTCTTATGAGGTATATGAGCCTAATGAGGAGGAGAAACAAGATTATAAAGAATATTGGAAAGGTTAATAATATGGCTAAGATTACAAAAGAAACAGCAGAAAAGCATATCAAAGAACTCTTGGAGTATATCGGTGAAGACCCTAACCGCAAGGGCTTAGAGGGCACACCTGACCGCATTATCAGAATGTGGAAAGAGATATTCAGAGGCTACGACCCATCACAGAAACCAAAGATTACCACCTTTGATAACGGCAAGGATGGTACTGCCTGTGATAACATGGTTATCGACCAAGGTGATTTTCATTCAAACTGCGAGCATCATTGTGTTTGGTTTTGGGGCAAGTATTGGTTCGCATATATTCCGAACCCAAAGGGAAAGATTCTCGGTATCTCTAAGATTGGTCGTGTAGTTGATTACTGCTCCGCTCGCTTACAGATACAGGAGCGATTGGTACACGACATCGTAGATATGCTGAAAGATGCTCTCGGTAGCGAATACCCACCACTTGGTATTGCTCTCGTGATGAAGGGTCATCATTCTTGCAAAGAGTTCAGAGGCGCAAAGAAGAAGGGTATTATGACCTCTTCTTACCTTGAAGGTGCATTCAAAGACGACCCGCAAGTGAGGGCTGAGTTTATGAACCTCGTAAATGGTGATAAGTATGAAGGTTAAGTCAGTCAAAACACAAATCTTGGAGGAAGTGGGTTTTCTGCTTCCTACCAAGAAACTTCTTTCCTCTAAAGAAAAGGTTGAAATCATGGAGCAGTTTTTGATGATGCCAGCTTGCGAAGTGGTGAAGCTACAGCAAGATGGGCGTAAGGCTGTTTTTGTTCAGCAGATAGCAAAATTGCTCTATAACAACAATCTCGGAGAGTATTTCGATGTGCTGAAAATGTGCCGAGATATGGCAGCAGAGGAAGAAGAAAATAAAGGTACTTTTCTTAAATAAAAGCTATTGTTGGGAATAAATTAGGAATAAAAGTTATTAATATGCCATTATCAAGAGATGAAAGCAAGCGTAAAAAACAGCTTGCAAACCTTGAAAAAGGTAAGTTTAAAAAAGGTGGAGTTGGCAACCCCAAGGGCAGACCACCAAAGCCTAAGACGATGTCATTATTCATCGAGGAAATGAAGGAGAAGGGCTATGAAGTGCCTTCCTCTCAGATTATCGCAGAGTCTTTTCTGTATATCGCTACGCTGCCCGAAGACGAATTGAAGGCGGTGTTGGCTGATAAGTCACGCCCGATGATGCAACGCATTATTGCCAAGGGAATACTTGACAAGAAAGGACTTGATGTACTCGAAAGAGTTATTGATAGAGCTTACGGAAAGATTCAGCGCATTGACCTTACAAGCAAGGGTGAGCAGATTAAGCAAGACCCATTGCAAGTACATGTTGTTACCAATAATGAAGAGTATCAGAAGATTCTCGCTGAGATTCAGAAAGAGAAGGAAAAGAAGGACGCAGAGCCAGACAGGACAGCAGAATAATAAAAGAAGCAAATAAAGAATAATAGAGATATGCCGCACGTATATTTAGCAAAGAACTACATGAGGGTAAAAGCAGCGAAAGAAGCAGGATTCACAACTTGTTCTCTTCAAGGCTCAAGTCGTAGTGCCAAGACGTATAGTGTTGTGCAGTTCCTTTGTATGCTTTGCTTCAACTATGCTGGAACGACCGTTTCCATCATTCGTGTTGGTATGCCTTCCATTAAACGAACTGTCTATCGTGATTTCAAGGATATAATGCTCAACTTTGGTTGGTGGGATGATAAGTGCATGAATAAATCGGAGTTCGTTTATACTTTCCCTAACGGCTCTTGGATTGAGTTCTTCTCCACCGATAACGAGCAGAAGGTGCGTGGTTCTAAGCGTAAGATACTTTTCGTAAATGAGGCGAATGAGCTTTCTTTCATCGAATGGCAGCAGCTTCAGATGCGTACCACGGAGTTCTCTATCCTTGATTATAACCCTTCCTTCTCAGAAGACCATTGGATAAATCAGGTAAACGAGGAGAAAAGCACTTATTGGTTTATATCCACCTATAAGGACAATCCTTTTCTCGAACCAAAGGTTATCGCTGAGATTGAGAGTCTTAAATGGAAGAATCCGAGCCTTTGGCGTATTTATGGTTTGGGATTGCGAGCCATCGTAGAGGGTCTTATCTTTGAAAATGTAGTCATTGATGATTATGTACCAATACAGGCAAGAAGGCACAGATATATCGGTATGGATTTCGGTTACGCCAATGATAGCACAGCGATTGTAGAAGTTATGCTTTATGGTAATAACATATATCTTAACGAGATATGTTATAAAACACACATGCTTACAGATGAGATAATAGCTACCCTTAAAGATATTGAAGGTAGACCAGAGATTATTTCAGAGAGTGCTGACCCTCGCCTTGTGGATGAAATATATAACGCAGGGCTTGATATAAAACCAGTAAAGAAGTTTGCTGGCAGTATCAACGCAGGTATAATGAAGATGCAACAATATAAGATACACGTTACATCTAAGTCTCTCAATCTTCGCAAGGAGTTCAATAACTATACTTGGCGACAAGATAAAGAAGGAAAATGGCTCAACGAACCGATAGATATGTGGAACCATTGCTTTACTGGTGATACATTAATACTTACAGAGGGAGGTTTGAAGCGCATAGATAGCATTCAGATTGGTGATAAAGTGATGACCTCTAAAGGTTATCGCAAGATAACTCATTTGTTTACACAAGGATGCCGTTTGGTACGTGTCGTTAGGTTTGATTTCGGTAATTTTGCCATCGAAATACAGGCAACGCCTGAACACAAATTTAAAACGAAAAAAGGATGGAAAGAGTTACAGAAACTTACGACAAGCGACACGATTTACCTATCCAAGTCTTTAATGGAAAGGAATATCACCTTTATAATGGAGAAAGATATTTCTCACGAGGTACACATAGATTGCACCGAGACGTATGGGAGTTCTATAATGGAGCTATCCCAGAGGGATTTCACGTCCATCATAAAGATGAAAATCCTCAAAATAACAGCATTGAGAACCTTGAATTGGTTGAGGGAAGAAAGCATCTACGGCTTCATGCACAAGAGCATATACAAGATGAAACATATCTTGCAAAGGCTCGCAAAAATATGCACAAAGCAGCAGAAGCAGCCAAAGAATGGCATCATTCAGCAGAAGGAAGAGAATGGCATAGATTACAAGGGCTTAAAGTCTTTGGAAATCGAACAGAAAAAGAATATACTTGCATCTGTTGTGGAAGTAAATTCCGCACAACAACATTCAGTATTCCAAAATTCTGTTCAAATAGATGCAAAAGCAAATGGCGAAGAGATAAGGGATTTGATAATGAAGAAAGAACATGCGAGTACTGTGGTGAGACCTTCATTGCAAACAAATATAGCAAAAAACGATTTTGTGGTAGAGTTTGTAGCGAAAAGTATAAGCACTCTAAAGGAGTATGAGCAGCCTACTTACGATATTGAAGTAGAGGATATGCACGAGTTCTTTGCTAATGGAATCCTCGTACATAATTGTATTGATGCAACCCGTTATGTTATCCTTGAAAAGGTATTGGGCGATTATGGCAGCGGAATGCAAGCCGCCGACATTCTCGGTCTGATGGGTTAAAATCGAAATGCTTATGAAACGAATATACGATAAACAACCAAGGGAGCATCATCGTAAACGCTCCCACTATAATAGCAGAGGAGTAACCAAACTATCCTTTGATAATGAGAAGGCAGCCGCAAGATACATAAAGAAAAAGCGGCTGCTCGGTTACATCACATATCTTTGTAGTGAGTGCAATCATTGGCATATTGGAAGACTGTCGAAATAGGCGTTTTTCTTTTGTTTACACAGGTTTTCTTCTTTATACCTATATAAGTTATATTATTGCTAACTTTGCCTTGTTATAACAAAAAATATTCATATATGAGAGCAATAGAACAGATAGTAGCAATACAAGATGCGAACACAGTCCGCTCGGTATTGACCGCAAGGAAAAAAGGCTTTAAGACACCACTGAGTGCGCTTGAAGAACAATGGAATCCGTCAAAGCATAAAATCTTTGATGAGGATTTCCGTCCTAAGAAGCGAATCAAAGTACCTACGGGTCAGTATGACCCTATCACACAGAAACCGATTTATAAGGATAAGAAAGTTGAGCCAGTAAGAATCGCTATTCCTGCTCAGAAGTCAATCGTAAATCTTACTGTGGGTTTCTTGCTTATGAATGCCGTTACCTATAAAGCTACGGCACATGGTGTTGATATAAAGAAGATGAACGATAAGCAGCAGAAGCTATATGACGGCATCATGCACTGCTATCACGACAACAAGATGAAGTACTTCGATAAGCGACTTGCCCGTACCCTCTTCAAGGAATGTGAGTGCGCCGAGTTATGGTATATGCCAACAGACACAGAAGGTAAGCTCCGAGGTGAAATCCGAGTTCAGTTGCTTTCGCCTTCAAACGGCGATAAGCTCTACCCTCATTTCAACGATTTCAATATCATGGATGGCTTCGCCCGTGAGTACTATGTATATGATGAGCTTGGAAAATCTGAGCTACATTTTGATGTATATACAGATAGATTGTGCTATCAGTACACTAATATTGATGGCGCAGGTTGGAAGCTTATTTCTGCCCTACCTCATGGCTTCACCAAAGTGCCTGTCGTTTACTATAGACAAGACCAAGCTGAGTGGGAAGATGTTCAATGGGCTATTGATAGAGTGGAGACCTGTATTTCAAATTGGGGTGATACGAATGACTACTTCGGCACGCCTAAGTACTTTATCAAAGGTCGTTTGGAGGGCTTCGCTGAGAAGGGCGAGCAAGGCGCAGTTTTCCAAGGTGGCAGTGATGCAAGTATGAACGTCCTTTCTTGGGATAAATCACCTGAGAGTGTGAAGGGTGAAATTGCTTATCTCTTCAATATCATCTATTCATTTACCTCAACAGCCGACATCAGCTTTGAGAATATGAAGACTTTGGGCAGCAACACCTCGGGTGCGGCTATCCGTTTGATGTTCACCGCTCCTTATATGAAAGCGGATTTAAAGACAGAAATGTTCGGTGAAATGTTTACTCGCCGCTCGAATATCGTAGCTAACGGCATCTGTAATACGGGAGTTTACGTAAAAGGTATCGACCAGAGTGTTGCTGAGCAGATTGACTTTGAACCGGTCTTCAAGCCATATCTGCCAAAGAATGATGTTGAAATGTTGCAACTTATCACTTCATCCAATGGTGGTGCGAAATCTACCTCTAATCGCCGTGCTATCGAGCTTAACCCTCTCAATGATGACCCTGATAAGGTTGAGGAAGAAATGAAGAGTGAACAGGAAGAAGCGTTGGCGCAGCAAGCAGCCCTTTCGGGACTTGGTAGTGCCGCAAGTGGAAGTCAGTCAGTTTCCAATGAAGAAGAGGAAGAAGAATAACTATGTCAAAGAAGCTCACATCAAAACAGCAGAAAGAACAACTGAATAATCTGTTCGCCGTTTATAACAAGCGGTTGGGCAGATTATACAGCGATTATGTCAAGAAGCTCACCTCTCTTGGCTATGGAGAAGATGTGCTCGAAGATGATGTGCTTTTCAACTTTGATAACTTTCCGCAGTTAAAGGCTCGTTTGAACGACATCTTTAATGATTACTATCAGAATAGCCTTCTTTGTTATAAGAGCGGTATCACCGATGGCGTTGCGTTGGCGTATAACCACGATGAAATGGTTATAGGCGGTTATTCCGTGCTTACTGATAAAGCTATAAGGGTCGCACGAGATACCGCCGCAGCCACGTTTATTGCAAATCGTTTGAAAACAAAGAACGGATTGAATCTCGCTCAGACTGTTTGGAACTACTGCCAACAGACGAAGAGCGAGTTTGAAATGGCTATGAGTAATACCATTGCGGACGGAATCAAAAAAGGCTCATCAGCAGAGGAAATAGGCAAAAGCATACGAAAATATCTCAACGACCCAGATATGATGTATCGCCGTTATCATACCATCAAGGTTCAGAAGAACGGAAAGAAGAAAGATGTGGTGACTTGGCGCAGACGTAGAATTATTGACGGCAAGGTGCGCTTCGTTGAAGAGCCTTTGGAGAAAGTTGGGATGGGCGTTTATCGCTCGTCAAGAAAGAATGCTCTCAGAGTAGCGAGAACGGAGATAAATGCCGCATATCATAAGGCAAGAAACGAGCGATGGCAGAACGAGCCATTCGTTATCGGTCAGTATATTCATGTATCACCACAACACAATATAGATGATATATGCAATGACCTTGAAGGTCGCTACCCAAAAGATTATGTATGGATTTCTTGGCATGCTCAATGTATCTGCACCTCAGACCCTATCACCATACAAGGCGAGGAGAAGAAGGAATTTTATAAACGCTTAATGGCTGGCGAGGATATGAGCAACTACGTATCCCCTTTTGCCGTGCTCACTATGCCAGAAAAGTACAATCAGTACATTAAGGATAACTCCGAAGCTATTGTGAAGGCAGGAATGAGGGGTAAATTGGCTTGGCACTTACAAGATAATACAAAGTATTGGGCGCATCTTTTAAGCCCGTCAGACCGCAAGAAATTAGGGTTAAAGGCGATTTCTTCTAAGGAGCTTATACTTGCGAAGGCAAAGGAACGCCACGCCCTTAGAACTAAGGAGCAGATAGATAAAATACAGAGCCGATGGGATAAGCATAGACGTGACTATTACAATGGCTTGGTTCATAATCTGCTCGGTAGTAAATCTGTTACGGATATAAAGAGCCAAGACCTCTTTGAACGTTACTATGCTATCCGCTACGCAATCAAGGACAAAAAGAGTGCTTCTGAGATAGCTTCTTTGTTTGATAGATTCAAGCGAGGTTATCAGACTAAACTTGCATGGACTGACCGCAAGGTTGCTATGAACGTTATAAAGGTGGCTGCTAATTACGGAGAAACCGATGTTTCTTCCGTTCTAAGCGCATTAAAGTCTGCTAACTATACATTAGCAAGGAAAGAAGCAAAAACGCTCGCAAACGCCATTTCTGCTATTAAAAAGGATGAACTATCACTTTCCGCTCTCATCCCTGATGTCAATAAGTGGCATAAGCAGTTCACGTCACAGGAATTGCACGGAGTATATGATGCCGTAGAAGCGAAGTTGGCTCAATGGCAAAGCTTAACACTCGAAAAGCAGGCAAGCAAATTGCAATTTGAGGCAGTTGATTTCCTTGGTGGAAATATGCACGGGGTTCAACAGAAGTATGCTACATGGAAGGTATCGCAAGCGGCATATATAAAGAAACTTGGCGAGGTTAAAGATGCTATTGATTGGGCAAATGTCAGTACTAAACTTGCTGATGTTAAAACCTACAATACGCAAAGCAAGGTTTACCATAAAATGCTATACGACCTTGAAAACGCTATCAATGCAAAAGATAAGGCACTCGCACAACAACTTCTATCAGACACCGAAGCCAAGAGACAACAACTAATGAACCTCAAAGCAAAAAGAGGTATCAAAAGCAATGGTTCTATTCCGTTTGATACAGATGCTTACTCGCAAACAAGAAAGAATGCTGCTATTTGGTGTAAATCCTCAACCGAGAGTCATAAGTTATTTGATGCCGAGAGTAATGCTTTTTGGAATAATGTTATGACAAAAGAAGAGCACGTTGGTTGTAGGGCATACACGGGAGGTAGCGGACACATGAACAGACCTTTGCGAGGATATGATGGCAGTTGGGGATGGTCTCATTATAAAGGAGTTGGAAACGTACCTTTGGATAGAGAATATGGTGAAGACCATATAAAAGCTCTTTATTCCGCACTTGAAAAGAGCGTAACTAAGAAAGATATGTGGCTACAGCGAGGTAATGAAACTTGGGAAGGAGTTGAAGGCTTCTTTGGTGTAAAAAATCTATCAAAAGCAGACTTACAAAAGTTTGTTGGAAAAGAGGTTACCGACTGGAGTTTCTGCTCTTATGGAACAGCAAAAGGCACAGGATTTAGTGGAACTATCTTTAATATATATTGTCCTAAAGGAACAAAGGCATTCTACGCTTCACCTCATTCGCAGTTTGGTTACGAGAACGAGACTATCTTACAGCTTGGAACGAGATTTAGAATAACAAAGGTTGAGGTTACGCCATACGGAAATGTTTATGTGGATATGGAGGTTATCGGATATGATAAACATCCATTATTATAAAAAAAGGGGTGATTTCTCACTCCTTTTCTTGTTTGTATTGATTTATGTACCACTCTTTAAAGCCATCGTTTGTTTGCATCCAGTGTGTATAACGATTGAATAAAAGAGCTTTTAAGGTAATAGGAACGCCATCATCGTTCTTAAATAAACTAAGACCAGCACGCAAATAATCATCAAGCCAATTACCAACCATTTTAAAGTTTTCGCTATCTTCCTTTGGATTTTCTGATAGCTCTACCCAAACCTTTTCATACTCCCAGAACAATACATTTGTTTCTTTTGATGGCTCTGCTTCACCTTTGAAGTATCGGCAGAACTTGATTAAATCTTCCTTATTCGCCATATCTATCAATAAATTTAGTTACTACATCCTTCATATCCAAAGGGAGATAATTCAATGCTTTTTCCTTCATTTCTTGTGGAATGCCGAAGAGTGGCTGAGCGATTGAACCAACGATTGCTCCCATCGTATCGCTATCACCGCCGTATGATACAGCATTTCTGATTGCATCCTCGAAACTATCACTATTAAGGACTATTTTAAAGGCGAGTGGAACGCATTCTTGGCAAGTTTCTGCCCATTTCCCTCTTGGAATAAGATTCTTATCCCAATCAGAGCCATAATATAATATCGCTGCTGTCTTAATAAAACTTTTTCTTTTAAATACTCTTAAATCACAGATACAATCTGCTACCGCAGCAGCACCAATCATTCCTTCAACGTGACTATGTGATACCTTTGCACTCATCATTGCCTGACGAACAGCATCAACATTATTTTCGAACGCCCAACTCACAGGACTAACTCTCATAGCTGCTCCATTTCCAAAACTATCATAAGGCTCTGGGTGCTTACTTGTAAGCCAATTAGAGAAACCACTGCCATATCCTCCCATCGGATTTGGATAACGCCTACACCATTTAAGAAGCGATTCTCTGAAATCTGACGCATCTGGTATTCCATCTTTTGCTTGTAATATTGCATCAGCAATAGCTATTGTACAGATAGTATCATCTGTAAAATTACAACCTTTGTCAAATAGTTTAAAGTTATAACCAAATGTGTTATTAAACTCATATTTAGAGCCTACAATATCACCTATAATTGCTCCTATCATAGCTGTATCTCCTATTTTAATGTTAATTATTCGCAAATTTACGAAGAAATATTTAGATAACCAAATATTTTTTATTACTTTTGCATTAATTGTTGTATCGAGTGCGTATCTCCTATGTACTCACAACGTTAAACATAATAATTATTTACATCTAGCATCGTCCTCATTCGTATCTCCGAGGGCGGTGCTTTTTGTTTATAAGAACTCCTTTAAAGCAACGTGATAAACATCATACATCAGGCGAGTTACGTATAGTACGGCAACCTTATCAACTACAAAAGAAGGATAAGGCTTACCCTCTTTGATGATTGTGTTCAACGATAATTTCGGGTACTTGGCTGAATACAGCTTCAATGCTTTCAGAAGCTCATCCAACCTTTCTTCCCCGAATGCTTGCTTTATCTTCTCCTGATTTCTGAGAGCGAAACGAGCCATAGATTAATTACTTTCGATAATTGTGAATACGTTCTCTATCATATTGCTACCGAAAAGTGTTGCTATAACATAAGTTTCATTTTTGTTTAGTTTAACCTTATCTATTAGACATTCTTCCATCCTAAAGACTTTCTTTAGTAAGGTAGTTCTTGCTAACTTTACGCTTTCAAAACTACCACCAAGTATTCCTTTTTCTCTATTCACCACTTTGCGAGGAGCGTTCTTTACGTTTATCGCTGTTCTATATGTTACAAGATTTATCTGATACATAATCTATATTTTGTTTACTTTTCTACTTCATAAAGATATTGAATATCCCCACCGCCAAGAGTGAGGATAACCGAAGGCTCACCGAGCATTGGCTGCTTATGGAAATCACACCAATACCAATGATTCCGTTTCAGCTTACCTTCTATCACATTCAGCTCCAAATCATTCTTTTTAGGAGCTTCAAGATAATCCTTGCCCTGTCGCATATCCAAGCGATGTAAGGCTAAAAGTACGTCAAATGCTCTCATATCTTACTCAGCTTTATCAACGATAACAAGGTTTTTCAATCTCTCCAAGAATGTGTGATAATCATCCTCGCAGAGAATCACTTGACCTCCCGTTGGTGTGGTCTTGCAATTAAGCTTTATAGATGTTGCTATATCGCCATTTCGTGAAGGTTCAACGTAAGCGATATTATCTATATTAACAAGGGTACAATGCCCTTTATACTTTACCTCAATAAACTTTATCATAATCTTAATTATTTATATCCGCATTTAATACCAGAGCAGCAGCCACCTAAATAGAAGTGGCAGAAGCCTAAGAAATAGTGCTTACAATGCTCATTTATCTTAATTTCTTCCTTTTTCATAATTGAATGAATGTAGCAGTTTATTCTTCTTAAAATCATAAGAATAGCCCTTATCCTTCATTATCCCTAATAAGTAGTCTCTTTCTGTATCATTTGCTTTCCTTAGATACCCTGTAGAGTACTTTACATTCGTAGAGGTATTGCCTGCCCCTATTCCTAATTTTTCGAATATGAAAGAATACTTAGCGTGAGCTTCTATCCAATCTTCGTTATGTACTTTATGTAGGATGAAGACGCAATGTTCTCCTCTCCAATCATTCTCCAATGTTAAAATATCACCTTCTTTATACATATCTTATTCACATTCATCTAAATATTCACACCAAGCCTCGTTAAAGACCCTATTTAAACGCTCATTCTTCTCAACCTCTTCATAGGTAAGATTAAGCGGAGGAAGCGCATCTTGCGGTGTATATGTATATCCACATTCATGGTTAGCGAACTCATATTTGAATGCTGATTTAAGATTATCATCATCCTTTAAGAACTCTTTAAGCTCTTTCTGTGTTCTCTGAAAGTGCTCCTCGAAAAGATGGGCATCTTTCTTTAAGCAATAGCAACCACCAACGAGCATATCAATCTTACTAATATCTTCGGCGTTGGTGGTAAGCCCCCACTCTTCCATCATTTTCTTAAACTGCTCTTTACCAAAAGCTGCTTTCATGGGCAATTTATTAAGCTCTTTCTGATGCTTCTTCTTTAATTCTGCGTACTTATTCATTGTCGTATCTCCTTTTAAAAATTATTCGTATTCAAATATGATAGATAGGCATTACAACCTAATCTGCCAAACTTTGAGTTGTAGCAAGTGTTATACTTCTTACAGCTATAACACTTGCTTAGAAATTCTTGCTTACTCATATCCTTTAGATTTCAACGACTTCAATACCTTTCTTTGGATTCTTGGTTGCTCTATTCAAGCTAATCTTGCCATTGAATACCCCCTTGACGAGAGCATAGAATGTGGTGCGTTTAATACCATTTTCCTCGATTGTAGGAACTTTGCCGTATCGTTCGCATTCAATACCCTTATCGGTGAGAATGGTGTTAATTTCCATCATTCCGAAGTAAGACTCCTCGAAACGCTTCTGAATGATTTTGCCGCATACCTTTACCTGATTGCCCTTCTGAATACTAAGCTCTGGCTTCAAGCTATCTTCATAGGCTTTCACAAGGAAGAAAGCATATACATCTTGCTCTTGGAAGCAATAGAAGTTCTTTGCTACCGCAAGCATATCCTCTTCAAATTCGGTCTTAGGCTGAATCTTTGCACCGAACTCGCAAACTGCCTTCACGTAAGCTTCATCAACCTTGAACTTTTTGCTATTCAAAATAGTGTCGATGCCATCCAAAGTGGCTGAGCGATAACGGACGTGCTCAACTTTTGTTCCCTTCTTATATACGGGACAAATATCATACTGAGCTTTCGCCGCCATGATGAGGTCGGATTTAAGGATAGCATTCTTATAGCTTGAATCCTTTCTGCCGCCCCATTTCTCAATATCACCAAACTCATCATCTGTAGCATAGCTTATTCTGTAATCGTAGAGTTCATAGAGCTTTCTTGTAAAATCAGACAAGAAGCCAAATCCCTTTATACCGAACTTCTTAATACACTCGCAGCCTACCTGTAATTCCTCGCCCGTCTTCACGTTTTCAACGACATAGGCATTCTTGCACCAATGACCGCAAAAGTCACATTTACCATAGTCTGCTCCGTGCGAAGAGTTCTTAAAAATAAGCTCCTTGGTTGGGTCGGCAGGGATAAATGCACCATCCATATACGTTGCAATCAATCTCCAATCGCTTTCATCAGGCATATTGACAATAAGGTCGCAAACCTCATGGAATACTTTTGAAACGCCGCCAGATATACCATTTTCATTAATAACAGGATGCTGAAAGAGTTTCTGATAAGGCTTACCTACTGAGTAGGCAAAGCCTTCAACGTTCTTCTGTGTCTTATCAGCAAACTTCTTTAAAGAATCAACTAAGTCTGATGGAATAAATGTATTGATAGTTCTCATTGTTGTATCTCCTATATATTATTAATCAGTAAAGCTGTTCTATTCTTGTATAGCAGCCCTTCACAGCGTACTCAATACGTTTCTTCTCAACCTCATTGTAATCAGAGCTAACGGCAACTGCCTGCCATTTGCCACCTTCGTAAATCTGAGCAACGTAATCAAAAACGTTAGCCTTTACTACTTTTCCGTTAATCATTGTAACTTTCATTGTTGTATCTCCTATAATTTAAATATTAAACCTATTTATTAATTATTTACACCGCAAAATTAATAATTTCTTTTGAAACCACCAAATCTTTTCGGTGTTTTTATTAATATTTTAATAGCTTTTAATATATTGATATGTAAACTAAGGTTATATTAATATAAAAAATGCAATATAAATATATAGTAACCGATTTTTCGCTACCTTTGCATACATAACCAAATCAGACGAGTTATGACACAGATTTATGAAGCATCACCAAAGGAGTTGGCGGCAATGGCTCAACGCTATCTCCGTGATGGAATACTAAGTAGAGCCACATATTGCTACGAGCGGCTGATGTACCTCGGTTGCTTGCGCAGAACGGGTTATCTTCGCCTTGCCTTAGTATATACCAAGCAAAGGAAAGATAATGCCGCAGAGCGTGTTTTAAGTAGGTATCGTGCAATTTATAAATATTAATATAGGAGATATAGTTATGAAAAAGGGATGTGGATGTCTTGGAATCCTTGTTATTTTATTCTTTTTAATGATAGCTATCGGACAGAATGAAAACAAAAAAGAGACAGAAAAACTTATGAATACCCCTCTGTACGAAAACAAGGAGTATGTTGAGACGATGGCTGGCGATTTAATCAAACAACGCTTACGTGACCCTGATAGTTATGAGTTTGTTGATATGCAAGAGCAAGAAACGTCAAAACAGGGAGAGAAGTTGTTTATTGTTACATATAGAGCAAAAAATGGCTTCGGTGGTTATAATGTGGGACAAGCTATGTTTTCTTGCGATAAAGATAATCTGACCTTTATAACACTTGAAGATAAATAATGAAATAAAGCATTATGACAGAAGAAGAAAAGAAGAAAGCTATGGAGACCTTTAATGCTCTCATAGAAGAAGCAAGGAAGAATAACGTCAATATGACGATGGACGAGATTAATGAAGAGATTCGGCTCGCAAGGGCTGAACGAAAGCAAAGAGAAAAAGAAAAGGCAGAGCGCAAATAGTGCCCTGCCTTTCTTATAGTAGCTGTATCTCCTATAATTATTTACACCTTGTTGTATTGCGTATCTCCTATTCACGCATAACATTAAACCTCAATACCGACTACATTATTGTAGATACCCTCTGGCAGTACGCCACCAAAGGCTTTCACAGCGTTACCGATTCCCTCGGCAATCATCGTACCCTCATTGCTATCATCAATACCCTCAGATACCAAGAACTTCATAGCCTTCTCCTGTACCGCCATAAGTTCTTTAAGCAGACCGACACACCGCTGAGTAGCATCATTATCAACTGTTACCTCTATCATCATATTCTGATTATCCATTTTTGATTTCTCCTATTCAATTAAAAGTTAGACTGATTGTTTTTAGATTCAAGCGCAGCTATCTTCTCGCCATTGATTTCAGCGATAGCATCCTTTACATTAAAGTCGTTGTTATAGAGAGCAAGAATAAAACGCTTGCCACGTTGATTCCATACAAGATTTACTTTTGTACCCGTAGAACCATCACCCTTGATATAATTGTATGTTCGGGTGCTTGCGAGCTGCCATTCACGATACTTGCCCTTCAAATGCCAAGAACCTGATTGAAAGTATTGAATACCTGCATTGGAAAGCTGCTGATTGAGTGCTCTTGCGCTGATACCGAGGTCATCAGCAACTTGTGTGGTGGTAAGGCAGTCCGTTGATGCAAGTGTATCATCGTAGTACTTCACCTTTGGTGCGGCAATGGTCAATTCTTTCTGCTGAATGACGATGGTCTGTGCCTGCTGCTCGGTCTGAGCTTCAAGTGCTCTTGTGTGCTGCTGCTCCTCTATCCAACGCTTTGCACGCTCTATAGGGTCTTCAATCTGATAGCTTGCCAAAGGCTGCTTAGATTGCGTCATTGAATAAGAACCCTCCTTGCGAAGAGTAGGTAACACCTCTTCAAATACCCAATCTTGAAACTTGCGAGCGGAAGACTTGCGAGATTGGAAGATTACACGATAGAGGTCTGGCTCGGTGACGAAGTACATCTGAATTTGCTGAATTACAGCCGTACCGTCTGACTTTGTTCCTGTTTTCACCCCTACATTAATTGAACTAATGTAGGGGGTAGCATCTTCTTTCGCTTTTGATACATTAATTGAACTAATGTGGCAAGCGTTTAGTCGATTTACGACAGCTCCAACTTGCAACCCAAGCGAATCACACACATCCTTCAAACAGAAGATAGGTTCACCTTTCTCATTCCGTGAAGTCCTAAGCTCTCCAAACATAGGAGAATTAAAAATTTCTACGTTCTTCATTTTGCTTATCTTTTTGAACGTTTAACTAACAGACACATAAAGGGCGTACTGTTACCCTTTGTTCAATTCCGATAAGCTAAAGGAACGCATACACCATTATAATATATGCAAGGGACAATACGCCTATATTGTATTTCTTTATGAGAAATCAGAGCATAAAAAATGCCCCTTCATTATACTGAAAGAGCTTCTCATCCTCAATCAGCTCATCTTTATTGAACGCCGCAAAATTAAAAAGAAATCTGCGAACTACCAAATTTTTCTCCAACTATTTTTGGTTTTAATAGAAATAAATCGGAATTAATAGAGTTTAATAGCTTTCGTGCTAAGAATCAGAGACTTATTTCTTTACCTTGATAAACTTATTATACTTATAGAAGGGAGCAGCAGCCGAGACCACCGCCCCCAAAGAGATACAACATATATATTAAGATAAAATGAGAATCCGTCTATTCTTTAAGATACCTTAAAAGGCGCATACGCAAAAATCCCTTTCTCCCAAAATTGCATATCTTTAATACATTCTTCAATAGTAATTTGGGATAATTTTAATCCTCTTTGCTTAGCACGAATACGTGCATAATGTATCAGCCTACGCATATCTTCTCTATCCATTCCTATAACTAATTACCAAATTGTTTGTTGTTGCTTCCGTTCTTTAACCCGTTTCTTAGCAATATCAAAGAATTTTTTATTCTTCTCAAAGCAAATGAAATGTCTGTTAGTATTAATGCACGCTATCGCAAGCGTACCAGAGCCACAGAACGCATCCAAGACCACATCACCCTCATTACTGCTCAGTTCAACGAACTCTTGCATAATTGAGACAGGTTTTTCTGTTGGATGATTCTTACTTTTCCCGTTAATCGGTTTTTCTTTCTTTACCCTATTATAATACAAGTTATTATTTAACCGATTAAGAGCAGTACCGTAATCATATACTCGTACTATGTACTCCAGGTTCTGCGAAAAACGATTTTTGTTAATGATAGATAACGGCTTCTCCCAGACGAGTATTGTAAACATCAGGCTATTCTTATTTGCCCAGTTACAATAATACGGTACCTGTTCTTCCGAACAGAACATATAAGCATTCATTATCTTCATTTTCGGCTTTAATGCATCAAGGAACTTATTTATTTCTACTTCGCCGAAACAACTCATCCCTCCCATCATATCACCACCATATTTATAAAGCTCCGATTTTCCAAAGGAACTTTTCTGATTCCATTCACTCCCATCATACGTAGGACTAAGTGGCGATTTATTATGGAGATATGGTGCGTCAGTAACACATAAATCTATGCTTTTATCAGGAATATCACGCATAAGGTTAATGCAATCTCCGAAGTAAATATTATCTAACTCCATACACTACGCTCCTTTCTTGAATTTATGAGTACCGTCTTTAGGCTCGCAGAAGCCATCCTCCTCTCGCAAATTATAAAGAGCTTGCGTTTCTTTAGGCATACTATAAAAAGCCGAAATACGAGCCTTCTTTGCGTTGATAGGGTCATAGAGAGTTTTTGTTATATCAGACCATACGGCGATAATCTTCTTATCTTTGACAATATTATCACGGAACTTTTTGGCTTCATCATGCATGATGTCGTACAGACAATTATCCGCTTGTGTGAATGCCATTTTAGCCCGATAATTTTCGTAGCTTGGAGCAATATCAACTCCATACTCCCTTTCGGTAATCTCCATAACGTGTTTATGAGTATCATTAATCTGCTGTACGAGATTCTGAATAGTAATGGCATAAGAACTGAGATAAGGGTTGTATTTGCATTTAAGATTGCGAAGCTTATTTTCAATCATCTTACGCAACTTCTCAACCTTATCCTTAATCAAATCCCACAGATAAGTAGAATACTCATTATAGTAGTCTTCATCCATATTTCGCTCATACAACTTCATCGTATCACGAATAGATGATTGGCATTCAGTAAAATGCTTTTTAAGATTGAACTTAAACACCTTCTTCTTATCAAAGACCTCCTTAGAAATAAGAAGGAAGTTATCTGCCAAGATAAACTCCATATAGCAGCTTTGGCAGAGTGTAGAATAAGCGTAATCAAGGGCTTTCTGTATCTGCTCATTATCAATGCCACTCGGTACATAAATAGTGGCTTTCCAACCCATAACGTCCGTTTCTACATATCTTCCCGTATCTATCTTGCAATCATTATGATTGCCTAATAAAATAGATGCTTCCATACTCTACTCCTCCTTATCATTATTACCTTGCACAAGACATCCGAAAGTAACCCCAACAGATATGATAATCAATACAAATAGAACCAAATTCATACCTTATCCCTCCTTTTCTTTTAAGAACCGCACAAGGCAGTTATAATTCTGACTAAGGCTATTGAGAATCTTAATTCTATCACTAAATGACAAATGCTCGAATAGCACAACTTTATCATCCTTATCCTTTATGGTCATACCACAAAGGTTTCCACCGATTTCAAGTATAACTGTTAGACTATTATCTTTTTTATCCATAATAAAGCTATTTTTTTAATTTCCGATAATGATAATATTTTTTGTGTTCATTGCGAACGTAAGAGTACTTTTGAAGATTTTCCTCATATTCCTCACGAGGATAAGAGAATGCTCCTTCAGAAAGAGCTATACGCTCAAAATCGGCATACTTCTTGTCATATCCAAGAAGCTTAACCAAATCCTTCGGATAACACCATGCAATCTGTAGTTTCTGCGGTTCGTCTTTTTCTGGCGAAAACCTTATTGAACCTATATCTTGGTAACATTTTGCATCAGGCATTCTCATATCCTCAATATAAGGTTGTAACTCACCACTTCTTACGTCTCTGAAAAAGACAAAGATAGCATTACTACCACAAGGCTCAGTAACAGGGTGGAGTATCTTATCAATACGTTCTTTCTGTTCTTTCTGATATTGTTTATAGCCTTTCTTGTACCCTCGAATGAAAGCCTCCGAGCATACTTTAAGTAAACCATCTGGGCAAACATGATGATTGCATTTCCTACAATGACGTTCATTGCCGTTAGCTATTTTGGCTTTATCTTCTAAGCTTAATCTCTTTTCCATTCTATCACAGATTAATTATTAATATTCCGTTATACAATAACACCCAACCCGTAATAAGTAAGATGAATAAGAATATAGTAACCAAGAATTTCTCTTGTATAGTTACCACATCTTCTAACTTTCCGTTCATTGCGCCAACAGCAATAACGCTGCTTAATGCGATAACGGATGCACCTATTATGATTAGAATCGCTCCTATTCCCATTTTTTTACCTCCCATGTTTCTGTAATATCCATCTGCTCACGATATTCTTTTACCGCATTGGTAAAATAAGGAGAGATATTCAAATCCTTAACAAAAGAGGTGATGGTTTCCGTCTGATGATAGTTATCTCCTTGTATCCATCCATCATCCTCTTTAACGAAGCAGAAAACGGCAAAGCAAGATTTCTGTTCACCTGTTTCATTATTCCGTATCTGTTGCCTTCTCGCACAGAACTTCATTGTTCGTTCATTATTGAATAACTCGTAGCCATCACCCGTGCGTTGAGCAAAGGGTACTTCACCATTTGCTTCTATGATAAACTTCTTCTCTTTAATCTCTTCCATAATCATTATGTATTAGATACCACTGAATAACTTTCGTCTTTGCCGTAAACCACATCTACGTTAAGGAGATTGTTAAGTCTGAATCCCATAGTCCAACTGAACCAAAGATAACCAATCTTCTCAGCAATCCTTATTGCGGTATCAGCATACTTCTTTGCATCACCCTTAAAAGGTTCTGAGCCATAATAAGAATAACCATTATCAAAGACCATTTTGAATACCTGTCCCTTTGGTAATTCATACTTACAGAAGTCATCATAGGTAAGGATATTTCCATCAACCTCAAAGCAAACCTTTTTATAATCAAGGAAGGAAATAAACCCTTTATCATTGATAGTAAGATTGCTTTTTTTAAGAGTATCTAAGGCATCATCCTCCTCTTCTTTATTGAGAATGCGATAATTAGTAAAGATAATCTTACAGCTCGCTTTTTGTGGTACGTTATCAACGATTGCAATAAGCGGAATAAAGCTGCTAAAAGAGCCAGATTTCGCTATTCCTTGCTCCCTTAAAAAACGTTCACCATCGCACTTATTGAGGTACACGATAGCTAAAGGGAACTCTTTTCCGAATGCTACATTTAAATTCTTAAATTCTATAAACATAAGCTTAATCAATAAAATCGTTAAACGTAAGAACCTCAGATGCACCCTCACGGAAAGGTTTCTTATCGCAAGCGTAACCCATCCAAGAGCCGTAGTCATACACTTTATACATATGATAACCAGCCTTCATCAATACCTTAAAGGCAGCTTTCATTTCACATCCATGTATTTTAACCATATCCTTATCATTGGCGTGTCCACTAAAACGTGGATTGCTCAAACTAATACGTCTTGTAGCAGGTCGGCTACCATTATTTGCACCTGAGAAAGGATGAAAAATATCCCAACAACTATTAGATAAGAAGGCATTACAGATTGCCTGTACGACTTCCTCTCTAACTTCGGTTGGTTGAACATAATCGTTTTGTGGTATATTTACCTTGATTTCCATAATTGTATCTCCTATTTTTTTATGGGCAGCTATTACGCTGCCTGATTAATAACTAAAGTCCTTCTTTCATTAATTCAATGCCATGCTTCACACCTTCAAGGTAACGAACTGCCTCGCTAGCATTTCCTATATTTTTAATAGGATTCTCACCTACGAGGATGAGCCACCCGTCTGAGTGTAACTCAGCTGTGACTATTACCTTACCATAAGCAGCATTAATCTGCTTCACAAGATTCTCAACACCTTTTGTACTAACTGCTACTGCCATAATTGTATCTCCTATATTTAAACGTTAATTATTTCTTCTTTATACATTCCTTCACAGCGTATTGGCTTTTAAGAAGGCATTGTGTTGCATTCAACCCTTTCAGAGGAATAAAATACTCTACGATAGCATTCCAACGTCCTCTGAACGTACCAGAACCCTTTGCGTTGGCAATAAAAGAATCAACATCTGATTCACTAACCAAAGCACCTGAGTACTTAGTGATAACCTCGCCTGTGTATTTATTAATAATTGTAATCATTGTCGTATCTCCTTCATTGAGTTATTGCTCTCTTGCCCAACGCTCGAAAGCTATAACATAATCTCTCTTTATGAATAAAGCATCACCCGAACCATTACCCCAATAATTAGAGATATGAGAAAGAAAATTACCTGTACCATTATTCGGGCAGAGTTTGCTATATATAGAACGGAACATTGCTGATATTTGGCGACCATTGAAATGCCCTGCTTCCTTTGCTAAATTAACAACATATCCATAACAATTAGACACAATAATAATACCTTTTTCGTTTACAAATTCACTATCACATGTACCCCAACAGCCATTAATAATAGTATCTTTCAGAAGTTGCTTCTGCTTATCTGAGAGCTTATCTAAAAGCTCATTTACGTTTATTGTCTCCATTGTCGTATCTCCTATTTTTCAATTTCTGTAAACTCAATTTTACCATTCTTTTTAACATGTGCGTGCCACTTATTGGTTCTTACCTTACCATCCCAAAATGAAAAAGTAGGAAGTACCATACATTCACCACACTCTACAAGTCTTTCGTAATAACTTATAACCTCATCCCAACTATCGAAAGTATGGGCAAGTGCTGTAAATCTGAATCGAGCAATTTTCTTTGTTTCCATTGTTGTATCTTTTAATTATTAAACCTATTTATTAATTATTTACACCGCAAAATTAATAATTTCTTTTGAAACCACCAAATCTTTTCGGTGTTTTTATTAGTATTTTAATAGATATTAATACAAAACTAAGAAAATCGGATATTTTTACACAGAAAACTTATCTTTTAACCATTTTTCGATGGTTAAGATAAACTCATCCAATGAGCGGCAAATGCTGTACTGAAAGCCTAACCGCTCAACATCAGACTGAAATTTGGCTTGCAAATCAGATTGATATCCGCTCTTCGTTTTAACTTCCACAAATAGGACATTTCCCTTTGCTATAATAATAAGGTCGGAGAAGCCAGCCAAAACGCCCTCACCTTTCATTATCTTTGCTTCAAGCGCACTTCGTTGTCCTCCGTTAGGGATGGCGGCAATGATGTAGCGAGGATATTTCAAGCGAAACCACTTCACCATCTGAATCTGAATCTGCGATTCAATGTGTCGTGGTTTGCTTCTGCCTTTCTTCTGGTTCTCATTCTTTAAAAACTCATCGTACTTCATTATTGCATTTCTTTATCCTTAATATCCTTAACGAAAAATTCAATCATACGCTCATAATATTCTCTTCTTTCAAGATACTTCGTACAATTAATCTTTCGCTTACATAAATCCACATTATTTTGAGCCAACAAATACTTGTACATATAGAGCATCTTCAAATCATCAGTTCTGATAAACGCCAAAGTCTTTTCCTCATAAGCCTTTTCAAGCTGTTTATTGGTTTTTTTCAACTCTTCGTTCTTTTTGATAAGGCGACAAATAAATTTCTGTAAGCGATATAAATATAAACACATAACTATAAACGGCAAGAATAATATCGCCACAGACCAACCATCTTTGACCACACTACTAATACAGCGTCCTAACAAAAAGAATGCAAACAGCAGCTCTGTATGAGAACCGCACCAAGATAAAATCTTCTTCATATTGATATATTATTTATCAGTTTCTAATTTTGAGACTTGACCATTGAAGTATTTGCGCACACCTTCGTAAATCTTCAATTGCCGAGAAAGTTCTTTATTCTTTTGAAGAAGCTCATCACGTTCAGCAACGACCTTCTCGTAATCATTGTGTTTGTTGTTTAATTTATTAAGCAACTCACCTTGCTCTTTGACCTTCTTCTGGTAACGAGTTAGCTTAGTTTGCATCTTCGAGTAGTTTTTTAACACTCTAAGCACTACTCTTTCGTAAGGTACATCATTATTATACTTAGTTTTTTGCATTCTTATTTTCCTTTCTTTTATTACGCACCACCTCAGCTTGGCAAGCTTTGCAACGATGCTTGTAAGACTTAGAGAATTCACTTATCGGCTTCTCGCAACCACATATCTCGCATTTACGTATTCCTTCAAATAGAGGCTGCTTTCTAACCGTTGCAAGAAGACTATCCTGTCTTTCCCATTCTTCGTTAGTTTTCATCCAATGAAGACAAAGTCTATTTTTTGGCATTGTTAAGGCTGAAACAAGTCCCAACATTTCATCATATCCAAGATGATTACTATGTCTGTCTCCTTGCCATACATCAAAACCGAAATTACCATCTTTCTTAATTATAATATTTTCCATAATTAATGATACTTTTTGATTTTATCATAAACACCGTATTCTCTTTCAATATCAAGGCAAAGCTACTTCACCTCTTCTATATTTCTCCCAAAATTCTTTATCGTACTTAAACCCTTTCTTAAACTTATGTCCGAATTTATTTCCTTCCTTAAACCTAAACTTCTTAGAGCTTGATTTGGATATAATGGTAGCAATCTTCATGGAAGATAATCTATACTCATGCAACCATACGGCATCTTTTCTTAACCCAAGAGACATAGCCTTATTCTTAACTGTTCTGATATTACAACAGAAGATTTTAGCAATTTCTTTATTTGTACGAAAGGGAAATAATCTAATAAATCTCTGTTCCTCCTCCTCGCTCCAGTAGCGGAAACGACCTAAATAACGGATTTCGCCATACTTAGCGATAAATCGTGGTGATGCAGGTTTAACTCCATTTCCTTTTAATCGCCGGCGTACTGTTTCATAAGGTATACCTACCTTTTTACTAATTTCGGGTATGGTAAGCCCCTGTGCGTACAGAGCTAATAATCCATCATCTATAGAATGAGGATATTTTAGTACACAACACCCTTTATTACCTACTCCCATGCCAATGTTTTTAATTGTTCGATACTCTGATAAGAGATTTTGCATTTTTTATTCTCGTAGCAACCATCTTTAGCAAGAGCATTCCATAGAGCATTAAGACAGATGCCAATCTTCTCTTTATCGTACTTTAAATAAATCTCTGGGCAAGTAAGGAAAGGTTCAGGCTTTTTGTCTTTTAACTGAACCACAACAACCCTTTTTGCTCTTGTTGGTCTATTATTCAATCCTATCATGTATTCACCTCACTTTCTATCTGCTTCTGCGATTCTCGGATAAGTAAGTCAAGCACCTTGCTAATAATGTTAGGGTTCTTTACTACATAAGTTCCCACATTGGTTACGAGGTCTACTTTTACCACCATTCCGTTATTTCGCAGCAATTTATATTGAGTATTCAACTCTTTAATTTTATCCAACTCATCCATATAAAAATACTATTTACCATTATACGCAAGCATATACAGCCTACGATACTCTTTATGAGCATTGTACCAAGCTTTGGCTCTTTCGATGCAAGCTTCACGATGCTTTTGATAGTAGGTCTTGCCGTATTTACTTCTGCGCATTTTACGTTCAACTTCTGTCATAGTTTACTTGATAGAGCGGAAGGAGATACTATAGAATAGACCTCCATCCGCAATTATATATTTCACAGCTTAAAAATCAAAAGAACGGCAAGCGGAGAACCCTTCGGAATGATAAGGTAGCGAGAGCGTGAACCGAAGTTCGTCTGCTCTTGTATCATTGTTTCATCATTGATGGAGAGTACAAGTCTTACCATCTCCTTCTCCCCTACATGCGTAGAAATCACATCGGAGTGCTGTAGGCGATAATCTGACTCCGTAGGCAAACCATGAAGAGCGTTAAATGTAATTGGAACAATCAATCCACGATAACCCTCTTTAAGAGTAATGCCCGTTAACACCTCCATTCGCCCCTTACGAGTTTCAATATCATTTGGAGCATAGATAACAAATGAATTACTATCATTATCAATAGGAGAAGAAACTCCATCCTCTACTTCAAAAGGAAGTTCATTTTCTTTCTCATTCTCTTCAACTTGCTCCTCACTTTGCTGCTGAGCCGCATTTTCTTGGCTCTGCTGAGCGTTTTCATTCTCCATAGGAATATTATTGCCATCCAAATTCAAAGGCTGTTCTACGCCATTTTTCTTAGGTCTTGCCATAATTTACTCCTCCTTCTTTTCTTCGTTAGACTTATGTTCCTTCTCCTCCTTTGTCTTATGTTCGAAGACATCGTACACGTTGGTTTTGCTGAGACCGATGATTTCGTAGTCTATAATAGTCTTCCCCATCACCTCATCAATATTATTGATTGCTCTATGCATTGACTTAGCTTGCACTAGGTAAGTCACGTTGCTACGCTTCTCCTTGTTGGTCTTATCGTCATAGGAAATGAATTGCAACTTCGCCTTATACCAGCAATCATCATCACCCTTATCAGAAAAGAACACCTCTCTGTACGAAGCCTCTTGCATTGACTTAACCTTAAACTCGCCGCTAATATAAGCAGCCATTTCCTCCGTGATTGCGCTCTCACCTTCCGTGAAGGATAAGGCATCAATCGAATACTTTTCGGTCACAGATTTCTCTGAACCATCTTCTTGTGTCTTTTGGTAGCGGATTCCTACCTCAAACCAATTACTCGTTCTAATTCTCATATCTCTAATAAATTTACATATATAACTTTTTCATTTATCTCATTATCTTTAAGAATTTTATTGAAACAATATTCGGCTTTTTCAGCTGTATTGAGGATTGTTCCATCTTTCATTTTTGAAAATCCACTCTTGTTGCAAATCATATTTCTATGAATACATTTATGCGCTTTTCTTGACACTATAAAAACTGAATATAATTCTTTGTAGTTCCAATGATGCAATTCTTTTCCTTTTACCTTTAAGCCTAAACGTTCCGCAGCACGATGTAAATTTCTATAAGATGAAGGTAAATAAGAGAATGTTTCTTTCCCTTTATACTTTTCGTTATACTTCAATCTTCTATACTTTTCACGTCCTCTGCTTCTTTCATTCATTACCCATTTTTCATCTTTAGCTTTTAACAAATATCGCTCGTGTGCATAAGTTAAGCAACAGCACTTACATTTAGAACTCAATCCATCAGAAGCCTTATTATTTGCGTAGAACGAATCTAATGGAAGTAATTTATTACATCTAATACACCGTTTATATTGCATATTAAAAAACCAAAACTAACTTAAAATTATTATCAAGAAACGCCTTTAATCAAAAAGGTAAATCCTGTAAATTCTGTGTTTGTGCAAAAGGTGCATCGCAAGAAGAAGCCGCATTCTGACTTTCAAAAATTACAGGCTTTAAACCACCAAGGATAGGCATAGCCTTTTTTTCCTCATCTGTCATTTTCTCACGAACATCCTTAGGCAACGACTGCTTAATCATGTGAGTCTCGTCATACTTAGGGTTCTTTAATTCCCAAGCAGTAAGGTCGAGATAAGCAGCCTTCGGTTGATTATTATCATCTGTGGTAACGAAGATGCTATTATCTTCGATAGGAATAACCAAACAACGAAGTACCTCTGTTCGACCTTGGATTTGCATTATGCCAGCTCTTTTGAGCTTTAGCAAATTTAATTTTCCGTTAAAATCTGTCATATTGTATATATTTTAAAATTATACCCAATCATCTTGAATGTAGTTACGTTTCTTTTCACCTCGACCTTTTTTCCAAAACTCGAAGCCATAGTCACGCATTTGCTTTTCACCTCCTTTTGCTACATAATATCGTGGTTGTTCATATCCATCGGATTTGATAATTGCAGCCACATTACTTAGCTTCAAGGCATTCTTTGCATTTGTATATGCTTGCTTATACATACCTTTCGTGATATGAGTATCATCGAAATCATTCTCCATATCATGACTAAGATATTTCTTACTACCATCCTTATAAAGGATAGTCCAAGAGGTTGAATCATCCATTCCGAAACCTTGCATTTCATTCACAAGGTCTTCTTGAAAAGAAGATACCAAATCATTCTTCTCTGCTTCGATATACATCGTTCCGTTTTCCAAATCATCAGTAATAGCACCACTGAAGCCTGCTTCCATAAGAGCGAGCTCTTGCTGTTCCTTTGAGAGTTGCTCCCAAAGGTCGTTATTTGGAATCTCGTTCTTGTTAATAGAATCAACAAGAGATTGATATTGATTTTCTGATATATAATCAGAACTTTTTTTTGAGGGCTTCTTTGCTCTCGTTCCACCACTAGCTTTTGCCATAATCGTTTTCTTATTAAATTAGCCCCAAGAGAGGGAATCGAACCCTCGCCAACCTCCGCTTATTAAGAGCTGCTTATTACGGAGTATCTTCGCATATATTCTTTAACACAGTAGAATAAAAGAACTTTATATATATTCACCGCTTTCTTTTAGGATATGATAAGAATATCGGTATCACTACCATACAGCCCACGCACACCCGTGCGATTGGTTTTCCTTGGGATAAAAAGCCCTACCGCCGTAGGGCAAGAAACAATAACCATAATTAATACCTATCTAACTGATAATTGACATAACTGATTACCTCACGGCAATATATATTAGAACCTAAATTAACTCTTTTAAGTAAAAAAGAGCCGACACCTCACGGCGGCTTTATGGCTCTTCAAAAAACGACTTTCTTATGCCTTAATATTCAATCTTATGTAGTTATATCTTAAATTAACTTATTCTGAATGAAGCTACTCATTGCTAAGAGATAGCTTTCGCCATACTCTTATATTAAATTCTGATTAATGAAGCTAACCATTGCCATATTCTGTGAAAGAATCATTGGCTGGTCTAATAAGTGCGGTTTATACATATCCGTAGCGGCATTGTAAAAATCCCACACTGTCACCTTATTTTGCTCGTGATAGGTAAGCATCATCTTCTCGGTAAGACGACCTATCTGAGCCTGATTCAGAGGTATAGTTTGCAAGTTACGTATTTCTTTATATTTAGTCTCAGATGAAACACGTAGAGCGGTAAGCATACCTATTATAGTGAACATTTCCTGTGCACTAATCTCTCTTGCCTTCATTGCTTCAATTTTTTCATCATCGGAAGCAACAATACCTCGAAGGTTCTGTAGCCACTCATCAGCCTTTGAAAGCAACTCTTCAAGAGTATATGACTTTCGGTTGCTATTTGTATCTGAATAGGTAGCCGCATACTGCTCTGGTGAAAGCATACATGTATTATGACAGATAACACAATTACGTCCAATTCCGAGCTGTATTCCTCTTTGATGGAATGATACCGCCATATTGGTTGTGACCTCATTCTTGCCTTCCCCTTTATCGAAATCTCTGAGACGGATATTACAGTAAACTCTTCGTAAAATATGAGCCTCTACCGCTCTATCGCCGAATTGAGCTTCTTTCTGTGGCAAGATGCTTACACCAGGATTTTTCTTATCCTTGTTGTTTGAAGCAAATAAATCATAAATCTCTGGCTCATAACCATAGCTCTTACACATATCCATTACACGATGTATCAGTTCGTGATGATAGATACCTTTGAGAGGTTTGCCGTAAGCATCGTTCTCACGTTCAGTTCTTTCAAGCTGCTCCAAGGTAAGTATCTGACACTTACTTACGTCAAAATCCAAAAACTGACGTTCGTCTGCGCTCTTTAACTCTGGCTGCTTTGCAACCGCTACTTCATTTACTCTTGGCTGTGCCATCAAATTCATTGCCATTGTGTTCATTGTTGTATCTCCTATTTTTTAATACATTAAACAAAATAATTATTACTATATATACTATTAATCTTCAATATCATTGAGAACCTCCATGTGTTGCGTTTCTCCTACCAACTCAACATTCTGCGAAAGGTTCTTTGTGCTAAAGAATACCCATTTAGGTATGATGCAAAGATTATAGTTGCTATCTAAAGCATCATCCTTGATAATTAGTTTAGACTTAGGTACGAATACCTTAGTCTTACCTTCTTTGCCTTCAAAGAGAAAAATCTGAGCATTCTTTGATTGCTCCATCATTTCATCCTTGCGACAACGGAACTTAACTAATGTTGTTACTATCTCCATATTACCTCCTTTTTTAGTAAGCGAGCCAGATAACAGCATACGCTAAGATAATTCCACTAGCGGCGAGCATTGCTGCTTGTACCGCATCTTTTACATCTTCGGTTCTCCAATTACATGGATTCATCATGTCTTTTTCTTTTTTCATTTTTCGTATCTCCTATATTAGTAGCAGGGTGGTTAGCCCTGCCGTTACCTTTCTTAGATTTCGAGTGACTGAACCTTACGTACAATCATTGAAATATAATTACTCTCACCTCCGTTTTCTATCATCTTTTCGTTGGTTCGCTTATCAACCTCGAAGACAATTCTGCCTAAAGTATGCCCGTTGCTACCATTATCAAATGTATGATAATAATAATCGAGATTAATGTGAACCTCCAAGAAATCATCAGGTGCGTCAACCTTATCTCTTATTGCAATATTGCCTTCCAAGTGAATCTCTTTGAAGAGCATTGGCATTGTCTGAAACGATGTACTTACCAACTTCTCATACTCGTTGCCTCTATAATCTTTTTCAACCTCTATAGAAAGCTGAGCATTGATGCCCAAGCGATGAATGGTTGTCTCAACATCATTAATGATGTAATCTAAGACCTGCTTGCTTAAAATCTCTGTTTTCATTGTCGTATCTCCTATTTTTAATTTATTAATAATATCTACATTAATTATATGTATCAAAAGCTATTTTATTAACTTTGATACCGCAAAATTAATAACTTTATCTCAGAATACCAAATTTTCTAATAGCTATTTTTAATTTATTAATACTATCTATTAGTTTTTTAATAGATTTTAAGCGATTATCTCAGATTTTCTTTATAATTTTGCGGCATAAAAAGGAAAGTGCTAGTTTCCAAGCAAAGAAAAGAATCATATATGCCCAATCAACACAAGTGAAAGGGTTCGATATACCAAACCAAACGGAATGATTGCTAGCACCTTTCATCTGTTTGGTTTTTACATTAATATATATAATGATGAAAAGAATAAGAATAGGAATACAGGAAGCTAAGTTTGCTCTGAGCGATAAGAATCGCTTGGATGCCTTCTGTTTGCTTCTTAAAATAAAGCTCTTATTCCGCTCATCAGACCTTAACCTTGTATCATACAATCATTGCGCCAAATTATTGCATATCGACAATAATAAATTGAAGAGACTGCTTGAATATGGTTGCAAGATAGGGTATTTCCGTTTTGAAGAGAAAAACGGAAAGAAGAGATTCATTGCACGCAGCATACATTCAAATGATGGATATAGTTATAAGCTTCGCAAGGATGATTTGACGAAGATGACATTCCCTGCTCTCAAAAACCTTTTGAGAAGGATTGTTATGGAGAACCAAGTTAGAATGCAAGAGGACGTAATCAATACGCACAATAAGGGGACGAATGGGAGAAATGCGAAGACTATTCGCAAGGCTCTCAAACGTGAAAGTCGTATGTTGAAGAAGAAGTTTAGCGATAACAAAGGTTTATCTTATGACAGAATCAAGGATGTTATCTATGGTACGATGTACCAAGCGTTCAAAGTTACAAATCAGCTTGTAAACAAGGGTATCATCAATAAGCGCACAAGAATCAAGGAAGTAAGGTGCGATGCAAAGGTATGTATCAATAATATGACTATCACGGATTTTGAAGGTTCTGTAATAGTGATAAGCGCAAAAAATAGAAGTGCATTTTCCATTGAATCGAATATCTATCGTATGCAGATGGACGATGCTATATCAATATCTCGTCATGGTATGAGAAGAAAGGAGGCAAAAAAAATGTAGTTTATGTAAAATCAAAAATAATAAAATAAGGGATTTGGGCTTTAATTTAATTTATTCCCTTATAGGGGCGACAGCCCCAAGAAAGAATTAACTAACGGGCGCACATACGCCCCCACCCGATTATATAATAACACAGGAGATACAAAATGGAGAAAAAGAAAAATTGGCTCGATACTTACCTCACACCAGCAAAAGAACTTGTTGGATATGAGTGCTACGTAAGTTGTGATTATGAAGATAAGTCCGCAAAAGGAAAATTTTCAGTTATCATCATTAAGAACGGAGAAGTTGTAGCAAATGAAAAGAATCACATCTATTGCGCTTCAAAGGCAGTCGTTATCGTAGAAGCGATACTGTTTATGATGCAAAAATGTGAGAATGCCGATGTTATCACAATACATTCGGAGTACTTTAAAAATTACTTTGCCTTTTTCCACGAGGCGAGAAAGGCTAACGCACAAACAAAGAAAAACTATTTGAGCTTATATAAGAGCTTTAGAAAGGATGCGGAAGTAATCTTCGACCTCACTACTTGGTGTAGAAGAAACAAATACGATGATGAGGTTGAGAAAATGTTAGGTGATAACTAAACTATAGGAGATATGCAAGATGAAAAATGAAACGAAATTAAAGAAACTGATGTCCTTCTTAGATGAGAACGGCATCAAGTACACTACACCTCGAAAGAGAAAAGAGGGAAGTTCCCATCTCTTCATCGGTCAGTACATGATTTCTGTAAAGATAGAGGGTGAAGATGATACATTATTCTTCAATAAGCATAAGAGAGGAAAGCATCCTTTCTTTATCAGAACTTCGGAGACGCCGAAATATATCATCGAAAAGATGCAGAATCTGATTACAAGAATGATGTTAATACAACAAAAACATTTCATGGAACAAAAAAAATAATTATATGGAAAAACTTAATTTTAAGCTAGAGTTCGCCGATAATGGGGTTATTGTCACAGATGATAGCTCTGGCTGTGTAAACGTCTATCAAGAAAAAGAAGACGGCAATTATCACGAATATACGAAGAGAGCTATCAGCGAATCCGTAGATGACATCATTGCTCATCTTTTGCTTGATGGCACGGAAAACTTGAAGCAGAAGTCGATTTATAAAATTAAAATTGAGATAAGATAATATGTTATACCAAAAGAAAGAAAAGAAGCCGAATACGGCAATTAATTATGAGGTACGTGAGTTTATTCACGGCGGTATTGAATATGCAACAGATTGCCCTTTCGGTGAATGTGGACGATATACGCACGCCCTACATAAGGTCGGTGCTATTGAATGCAATCTATGTGAGTATCAGAAGAAAAATAATACAGAAGCAAGAGTTGTAAGATGTATGCATCCATTGTTACAGGAATCAGCAGTTAATAAACTTTTTAAAAAGTAAGAATTATGATAGAATCAATGAAGATACGTGAAGGGTTGGTATTTACCTTACCAATAGAGCCTAGTATGGTAGTCCATGTAAATAATAAACTAGATGTTTACCTTTATAACATCGGAGGAAAAAGATATTCGCTAGCCAATATTTGCCCTCTCAGATTGAAAGTTACCAAGGTAGGTAAATCTATTGTTGAATGCAATATTATAGCAGACGAATATAATATCAATAGTTCGTTAATAATTCAATAATGTGCTAAGCAGCTATACGCTGTAAGCACGAGAGATCTTTGAAAATCTTGCTAATTAAAGT